CATGGGCGAGGCTGGCCCAGAAGCTGTGCTCCCCTTGCGCCGTGGCCGTGGTGGTCGCCTTGGTGTTGAGACTTCCGGCACTGGCGTGGGTAACGTAACGGTCAACGTTGACGCTTCAGGTTCTGCTGTGGAAGGTGACGACGCCCAGGCGTCACAGCTGGGCAAGGCCATCGGCATTGCTGTGCAGCAAGAGCTAATCAAACAAAAACGCCCTGGTGGTCTCCTCTCAAGCTGATGGCAACTTTCCCCTCTATCGACCCTGACTATGGGGCACAGAAGGCAAGCGCACCGGCTGTCCGTAAGGTGCAGTTTGGCGATGGATACGAAAAACGTTTGACTTATGGCTTAAATCAAAACCCAAAGGTTTGGACTTTGTCCTTTGTCAACTTGACGGAAACTGATGCTGACACTATTGAAACGTTTTTAGACGCTCGCGCAGATGACAACGCAGCGTTTGACTGGTCGCCGCCTGACGACACAAGCAGTTACAAATGGGTTTGTGATGAGTGGTCCAAGTCAATCCCTTACGCAAACCGCGCCACAATTCAGGCAACGTTCCGCCAAGTCTTTGAACCGTAATGGCAGTTGCAGAGTGGAAAGGGAACAGGTCTCGTAATGTCGGTGACATTCGTTGTCCTACTACGGATGAAGGCACCGGGCTGCACTTTAAGTGCACAACTGCTGGCACAACAGCAAGCTCTGAGCCTGAATGGCCGAACTCGTTAGGCGACACCGTTACGGATGGAACGTGTGTCTGGACTGCAATCTCAGCAACCTACAGCGATCTTACGCTCAGCAATCCAAGTGCAATTATTGAGCTGTTTCAAGTGCGATTGAGTGCAGAGCTGCACGGCAGCAATGACATCTACTATTTCCACGCAGGTATCAACGATTTTGGCGACACAAACATTATTTTTGACAAACTAGCTTATTCGCGCATCCCTGTTAAGGCAGAGGGTTTTGAATATACGAACACCGGGACGCTTCCTCGACCGACGCTAACCATCAGCAATCTAGGCAGCGGCATGACATCGCTGCTGTTGCTGGCTAATCAGACTACTGCTGGCAATGATCTTGGTGGAGCAGAGGTTAGGCGGATCCGTACACTCAAAAAATATTTAGACCGTACAAACTTTCGTGAGGAAGGGCCTGCGCTCAATAATCAAGGCACTGACAATTTCTTGATCACGCAGAGCGGTGACAGTTTTAGATACAAGAAAAGCATAGAAAATCCAACAGAAGATCCTAACGCTCGGTTCCCTGATGAACGGTGGTTCATTGACCGCAAGGCAAGTGAAACGCGAGACGCGATCACGTTTGAGTTAGCAAGCAAGTTTGACCTAGCTGGTCAAAAGCTTCCGCGCCGTCAGATTATTGCCAACATCTGCCAATGGAAGTACAAGAGCCCTGAATGCGGTTACGCGGGCACCGATTACTTTGATGCAGATGGCAATTCAGTCAGCAACAAAAACAATGACGTTTGCGGCAAGCGAATAGCTAGCTGCAAGCTACGTTTTGGCAGTGGGGATCTGCCGTTTGGATCCTTCCCTGCAGCAGGTCTGAGCAAGTGATGCAACTGGCTGACGGGTTGCGGGCTGAGATCTTGCAACACGCAAAAGCAGAGGATCCCCGTGAGTGCTGTGGCTTGATCGCTGTTGTTAAAGGCAGGCAACGCTACTTCCCGTGCCAGAACATTGCTGAGACACCTGATGAGCACTTTGTTTTAAGCGGTTGGGACGCGGTAGAAGATCAAGGTCAAGTGGTTGCCATCGTTCACAGCCACCCGAAAACAAATCCCGCTCCATCACCTGCTGATCGAGTGGCGTGCGAAAAGTCAGAGTTGCCCTGGTTTATTGTCAACCCAAAGACTGAAGGCTGGGGTTATTGCGAGCCGGAAGGGTTTGAACTTCCGTATGTGGGGCGACAGTTTGTTCACGGTGTTGTGGACTGCTATACCCTTGTGCGCGACTGGTACGCAAGAGAGTACGGGATCAAGCTGCGAGATTATGAACGCAGAGACCAGTGGTGGGACCACGGGGAGAATCTTTATGCAGAAAATTTTCACCGGGAAGGATTTCACAAGATCCCAGTCAGCGAGGTGCAGCCCGGTGATTTGATTCTGATGAACTTGGTTTCGCCTGTCCCGAATCATGCTGCAATTTACATTGGCAACCAGCAGGTGTTGCATCATGTGCAGGGCAGGCTGTCTAGCAGGGATGTCTATGGCGGTTACTATGGGAAGAGCACTGCCTATGCCTTGAGGCATGAAAGTCGTTAAGGTTTACGGGGCTTTACGAAAACGGCTTGGTCAATGCCGGTTTGAGTTTGATGTGACGACACCAGCGCAAGCAATCAAAGCGTTGTGCGTCAATTTTCCTGGCTTAGAAAAGTGGCTGATTGATAGCGAAAAGGACGGTGTTGGTTATCGCGTTGCAGTGAGCAAAGAAAAAGTGACTGAGGAGAATGTCGCACCTTTACTGTTGCCATTCAGCGACCGCGAGGTTTTCAGCATTACGCCTGTCATCGCTGGTGCGGGTCGAGGTGTCGGAACAATTTTGCTCGGTGCTGCGTTGATTGGCGTTGCGATTGCATCTGCTGGTGCAGGTTTTGCTCTTGGTGCAAAAGGGATTGGTTTCATTGCTACTGGTGCTGTTCCAAGCGCCTTCGCTGCCGCTGCAGGCAACCTTGGCATTGGTTTGCTTTTAACTGGTGTGGCTCAAGTGCTTTCACCGCAACCTTCGCTCGACAGCACGATTGACGAGGCAGTGCAGCTTGAGTCATTCAGTATTTCAAACGTCGTCAACACAAGCCGCCAGGGCCTGCCTGTTCCAATCGCTTACGGGCGTGTGTTTGTTGGGTCGGCAGTTATTTCCAGTAATCTTGATGTAAGTCAGAGGTCGGCATGACTGAAAGCAAATACATTCAAGGTTCTGGCGGCGGTGGCGGCAAAGGTGGTGGCGGAGGTGGTCGCACACCAACTGTTGAAGACGACAGTCTTGCCTCAATACAGTTTGCCGAGGTTGTTGATTTAATTAGCGAAGGGGAAATTGAAGGCATCGAGGATGACGGCAGCGGTGACGAAAACGCTTTTTACAAGAGCATTTTTTTAGATGGTACGCCTGTTAAGAACAAGGACGGTAGCGATAACTTTGAAGGTGCAGTCATTAGAACCAGAAACGGCACTCAGGGTCAATCTGCTTTTGACCGCTTTGACGAAGCAAGCCAAGAGTTCCCCGTTAATGTTGAAGCGACCAAAGACGCTCCTGTCACCCGGACTATTACTAACAGCGAGGTTGATGCCGTTCGGGTAACGCTAAGCATTCCAGCGTTGTACAGAATTCAAGATGACGGAGATGTAAAAGGCAATGATGTAAGAGTTGCCATTCAAGTGCAATACAACGGAGGAGGTTTTAGCAATGTTTCGTTTGACGGTAAAGACACAGTCCAAATCAAAGGAAAATCAAGCGGTGCTTTTCAGCGTGACTTTAGAGTCGAGCTTGACGGCGCTTTTCCTGTAGACATTAGGCTTGTGCGCCGCTCAAACGACGAAACAAACAGCAAGCATTTTAGTGCGACAATTTTTCAAAGCTATACGGAAATCATTGAGGAGAAGTTCTCGTATCCGAACTCAGCAATAGTCGGCTTGCGGCTTGATTCTCGTCAATTTAGAAACGTTCCCACTCGTAAGTATCTGATCCGTGGCATCAAGGTCAAGATTCCAAGCAACGCAACAGTCAGAACAGCTAAAGGGCTTTCAGGAAGTCTGAGCTATGACGGCATCTGGGACGGCACGTTTAAGGATGGCGTCCATTGGACAAATGATCCTGCATGGATTTTGTATGACCTGCTAACCAATACGCGCTACGGGGCGGGCGTTCCAGAGTCAACTTTGGATAAGTACGATTTTTATGCAATCAGCCTGTACTGCAGAGAAAAAGTTGACGATGGAAGTGGCAACAAGGAACCTCGGTTTGCCTGCAACATTCTGATCAACAGCAGAGATGAGGTTTACAACGTTATCCAGCAGTTGACGGCTATCTTCCGTGGCATTGCTTATTACGGCGTTGGAACGCTGCAGCTGTTGCAGGACAAGCCAACAGATGCACAGTATTTGTTAGGCCCTAGCAATGTTGTTGATGGAATTTTCCAGTATCAAGGCACATCGCAAAAAGCGCGTCATACCGTAGCTTGCGTGGCTTGGCAGTCTTATGACACTCTCGGCGATGTTGAATATGAATATGTTGAAGACGCTGACGCTATCGCTAAATACGGCATCATCAAAAAAGACATTAAGGCGATTGGTTGCTACAGCCAAGGCCAAGCGCACCGCATTGGCAAATGGACGCTTTTATCAGAGCAAGCACTGACCGAAACCTGCAACTTCAGTGTTGCAATCGAAAGCGGGATTGTTCTGCGCCCTGGAACGGTTGTTGATATTGCTGATCCGGTCAAGTCTGGTGTCCGTAGATCAGGCCGAATTAAGTCTGCGACAACAACCCAAATCACGACTGACAGTAACGTTAATCTGTCCGCTGCTTTAGCGACAAACAACCCAAAGGTGTCGGCGCTGTTGCCAACCGGGCTTGTAGAGCAACGCAATGTTTCAGGAAATGGCATAACAATCGTTGGCGACACCGCACAGATCAACGTGCAATCTGCATTTAGCGAAGCACCTGCCGCTGGGTCTGTTTTTCTGTTCCAGAACGACGATGTGCAGTCACAGCAGTTCCGCGTTGTATCTGTTGCTGAATCAGGCGATGGAATATATGGCGTCAGTGCTGTTGCTTATAACGCGAGCATCTACGACGCTGTTGACGAAGGTGCGCCTTTGACGACCAGGACTATAACTGTTCTCACTGATCCACCAAACCCGCCAGAAGGAATTACTGGTCAACAGTTTATATACCAAGAAGGCCAAACAGTTCACACAGGGTTTGACCTAAGTTGGCAGCATGATGGGATTGCCCTGAATGAATTCAGAGTCAAATACAGAGTCGATGATGACAACTTCACTGAGCTAACAACTCAAAACCCTTCGATAACCCTGCGAGCATTAAAAGCTGGCAAGCTACAAGTCAGAATCAGAGCCGTTAGTTTTATTGGCAAGGTAAGCAAGCTCGCAAAAGCATCATTTGAACTCGCTGGCAAAACCACCCCGCCAGGCAATGTTCAGAACTTGTCGATCGAGCCAATCAGCAGGAATAGCGCAAGGCTGCGTTGGGACGAAACCGTCGATCTTGATGTGAAGGTTGGCGGCAAGGTTCAGATCAAACACAGCAACAAAACTGATGGAACGGCGACTTGGCCCAACTCTGTCAACTTGATTCCCGATGATGTTCCTGGCAGCTCTACTGAGGCAATCGTGCCATTGATAGAGGGTGAGATTCTGGTCAAATTTGTTGATGACCTTGGCTTTAAAAGTCCGAGCGCAACTAGCGTTTTGGTTGATCGACCTGACACTCTCGGACGGTTGCTTGTTCAGACACGTCGAGAGGATACAGACTCGCCAGCGTTCAACGGAACGAGAACAGATTGTTTCTATGACACAAGCCTGACCCCTAATGCTTTAACGATTGACAACGCAGAAAAAATAGACGATGTGGCAGATTTTGATGCCATCGTTTCGCTTGATGCGGATTCAGGGATTGCACCGTCTGCAGAATATGAGTTTGACAATACGCTTGATTTAGGCGCTGTCTTTGCGCTCGACCTTTCAAGGCATTTTGTCACAAGGGCGTATTTCCCTGATGACAACATTGATGCGCGTACTGGGCTGATTGACACTTGGGCTGACTTTAGTGGTTCGGAGTCTGATGCTGTTAATGCCAAGCTCTACATGCGAAGCACTGAGGATGACCCATCAAGTTCACCTACATACACCGACTGGCGTGAATTTATCAATGGAACGTTTGTTGCGCGTGCGTTCCAGTTCAAGGCACAGCTGACCACTTCTGACCCCGGTCAGAACATCGCGATTGAACAGCTGGGCTACGAGGCAACGTTGCAGCGGCGGCAAGAAAGCAGCGATGGTGCAATCGCTTCGGGCACCAGTACCAAAGCGATAACGTTCAACAAGCCGTTTTTTGTTGGCACGGCAGCTCTTGGTGGCGCGAATGCTTATCTGCCGAGCATCGGGGTTACGGTGCAAAACCTTGGCAACGGAGAGCGGGTCAATGTCAGCAACGTCACCAGCACAGGGTTTAGCGTTGATGTGCTGAATTCAAGCGGCAGCAATGTTGACCGCAATTTCAGCTACACAGCTGTGGGCTATGGCAGGCGCAAGTAAGATAAGGGCAATGTTGTTTGCAGCGACTTAGACGATGGCTCAACACGATTTTGTCATCGACAATGGCTCGGGACAGGCTGTGCGTCTTGATATAAACAGCGTTCTCCAAGCTATTCTCACGAACAACAGCGGCACAGCTCCAAGCACAACTGCTGCATACATGCTCTGGGCTGACACTGGAAGCAGTCCAAACCTGCTGAAAATCAGAGACAGCTCTGATGGCGCATGGATCACATTGTGTGAGATTGTTTCTGGTGGTATTGGGACAATCTCCAGCGGTCAAACGTTTATCGGTGACGGCACCAACGCAAACCCTGGGCTGGCCTTTAAAGACGATACAGACTGCGGGCTAAAAAGAAACGGAACCAACAATATTTCGATTGTGACAAATGGCACCCGCAGGGTAAGTATTGCCGCAGATGGCAAGACAGGTATTGGCGTTGACAGCCCGGCAGAAGTTCTTGACGTTGCAGGCAACATTAAGACGACTGGCAATATAGACATCGCAAGCGGCAACATCGTCAACGGTTCGCCTGACGTTGGCGTCAGTGGTTTTGATTTACAAGACGACGGAGTGCATCAACTTGGCAGAAATACCGTGGCCGGCAACAGCGTGCTGCAGGTGTTTGGCGGCAGCGGTGAAGCAAGGGTTAAAGGCGATGGCGACTTGCAAAACACCAATAACAACTATGGGGCGATTTCAGACAGCAAGTTAAAAGAAAACATTGTTGACGCTGGTTCGCAGTGGGATGACATCAAAGATGTTCGGGTTAGAAACTACAACTTCAAATCCAGCACTGGCTATGCAACACACACGCAGATTGGTGTGGTTGCACAAGAGCTTGAAGCAGTATCACCAGGGCTTGTCAAAGAATCAACAGATGTAGACGCTGACGGCAATAGCCTCGGTACGACGACAAAAGCAGTGTCTTACTCTGTGTTGTACATGAAAGCTGTCAAAGCCTTGCAAGAGGCCATGGACCGCATTGAAACGCTTGAGAGCAAGGTTGCTGCACTTGAAGCTGGCAGCTGATGGGCGCTTGACGTTGAGAACGGTAGACTGTAGGCACGCAGTTTTTAGTTCTGGGTTGTGGCAAACGTCAAAATCACTGATCTGGATTTAGACACCGCCCCTGCGAGCACTGACGTTCTGCCGTTTGTTGATATTAGTTCTGACGAGACGAAGAAAGTAACGGTTGAGGATTTGCTTGAAAGTGCAGGTGATGGTGCTGTTGCCACCCCTGCGTTTTCGTTTGCTAGCGACAAAGACACTGGCATTTACAGGCCTGGCGCAGACCAACTCGCGTTGGTTACTGGCGGAACAAGCAGATTGTTTATTGACGCGAGTGGCAATACTGGCATCGGCACTTCATCGCCGCAGCAGTTTTTGCACGTTCACGGCACAAATGGACGTATTCAAATTACGTCTACAGGAACCGGCTCTGCCTCTGGTGATGGAGCATTGTTTGGTTATGACGGCACCAACGATTTATTTATTAACAACCGAGAATCTACTAATTTTAAAGTATTTACTGCAGGAACACAAGCTCTAACCATTGATTCTTCACAGCGCGTAGGGATTGGCACGTCGTCTCCGACAGTATTGCTAGATCTTGAAAGCACTTCCCCGATAATTAGACTCACTGACAGTGATGCTTCTGGTACCCCTGAATGTCAAATTTCTGGCGCTGGCGGTGATCTAATTCTTGAAGCTGATCGTGATAATGAAAAAAGCGATTCACTCATAAGATTTCTGGTTGATGGCAGTGATGCCATGCGTATAAACAACAATGGCAACTGCGGCATTGGCGTCTCAAGTCCCTCTACTAAACTGCAACTTCCAAACCAAAGCACCATTCGTTTTGGAGATTCTGGCACAGCACCAAAGGCAGACATCTCATATAGCAGTACTGGTTTTGAGTTCTTAGATATTAAATGTCAAGGAACAACAAATGGTTATGGAAACATCCGCTTTTTTACCAACTCAACACCTTCAGAAGCAGCCACCATCGACAGCTCAGGCAGGCTGTTAGTGGGGACAAGTTCTGCCACGCATGGCTCTCAAGCAACTGCTGAATTTCAAGGGTCAAATAGTGCTTATATCTTCTCGCTTACTAATGACACCGCCAGTGATTCTGACGGTCATCGCTTTAGCTATTTGGCGTTCACTGGTAAGCAAAGCGGTGGCGAAAAAAGCATTCTTGCTTCGGTAAATGGTGCTCATGATGGCGCTGCAGATGACACAAAAGGGATGCTTATTTTTAGAACCAATAGCGGTTCTGAAGGTGGGACGATTCCGACTGAGCGGATGAGGATTACAAACAATGGTCAAATTCTGTTCCACAAAACGAGTGGAGGTATGAATCTCCCTGGTGTTGTAATTGAAGATTATCATACCACAAGAATAACTACAGATTCTACAGGCGTTGATGAAGTCAATCTTTATTTGAACA